CGCTGCTTGTCATTGCCGCGGCCGATCGCTTCCAGACCAGTGGTGATCTGAGGTTCAACCAGCCCCTTGGGAATCTCGGGCAGATCGCCCGTGACTTCCATCATGTGCATCACCCTGCGGATCAGGGGCAGCTGCAGCTCAGCTGACAGGACGGAGTACACACCGCCGAGACCCTGCTCCAGCTGCTCGGCCATCAGCCTGATCTCTTCCGCGGTCACTCGTTCCGCGTCACGTTGCACTGCCTCGTTGGTGAGGAAGGTGAACTGCAGACGACGCTCGATCATCTGCATCGCAGACAGTGCCGTGCTGAAGTCATTGTTCTTCTGCACCTGCAGGAACTCAACGTCAGCTGCATTACCTGCAACTATTGCCCCGTTCTCAGCCCGAGCCAATACATCAGCCCTGGTCACACCGTTCGGATTCACCAGGCCGATCGCCTTGGCAGCGATCAGGCTGCCCTGCACAATCGCCTTGGTCAGGCTCTCCAGGCTCTGCAGGTCGCCGATCACCTGCTCCACCAGGCCGCGGCCATAGCTTTCACCTGCCACGCGATGCAGGCGCAACGGCAGCCAGGGGTTGGTGTCAAACCGGCTGAAGCCAGCTGTTCCCCGCAGCTTCTTCCCGTCGTACTCCTGGTACCACTCGACCCGATCCTTCTGTGGGTCCAGCGTGATGTGGGTGTACACGTCCTCTCGGTCGTCACCCTCACTGCTGTCCTCTGCCTCACTCGGCTCAGGCACCGGCATGTACTTCTCCGCCACCTGCTCACGCACCACGATCTCGGTGACGTTGCCCTCCGGGTCACGGTCAACCACGAATGACCGCAGGCTGTACATCCGAATGCCGTCCCGCCCCACGTACAGCAGAGCGTTGCCGCCCACCAGCAAATGCTTGATGGCCTCAAACACAGCGTTGCGTGCTTGCAGCTGATCCAGCCGGCGGATGACCTGGCGCTCGATCGAGCTGAGCAGCTGATCCAACTTGGTCAGCACGTTCTCCTGGTCACCGCCTTGCTGTTCCAGCCAGTCGCGGATCTTGCCGGCGTCAATCGTCAGCCGGAAGAACGGTTGGCTGGGTGGCATCAGGGCCAGCAGCAGCTTGGCGCTGAGGCTGCTCACCCCCCTGGCGCCAGCGCCCTGGTACAGGCTGGGCACTGAGTTGTACTGCTCACCAGTCCAGCCGTAGTTCTGATCCGACTCGGGGATCAGGGTGGGGATGGTGAGGCTGCTGCAATCAACAGCACGACGCAGGTAAAGGGAGCGGTACAGCTCCAGTTCTTTCCAGCGGGATTGAGCGGTGGATTCCATCAGGCGATCTGCAGTCCGACAAGGCTGGGAGCAACAGAACCCATGTCACTGAGGATGGACAGTGACGACAGGGTGGAGCTGTTGGTGTTGCTGCTGGTGCTGCTGGTGCTGCTGGTGCGGTAGTCACCGGAGATCGCTGCATTCGCTGTGGGCTGCAGCGTTGGGACATAGGCGCGACTGAGTGCTTCAGCCTGTCGTACCTGTTCCTTGTAGGCAGCATCAGCCGAGGCCAGCTGTTGTTGTTGCAGGGCCATCTGCTGATCAAAGCCCTGCTGCTGCTGGATCATCAGCTCCTGCAAAGCAGCAGCGTTCTTGTCACCCTCAGCCTGGATGGCAGCCATCTGCTCTGCATACGCAGCTGCATCATCAATCTGCTTTTGCCGCCAGTAAGCAGCCTCTGCATCGCCTGCTTCAGCCTGGTGTCGCAGGTTCTCAAGGATGTTGTCGTACTCGCCGTTGTTCTTGGCCGGCAAGTCGTTGGCATCAATGCGCCCATCGCCGTTGGTGTCAGTCGTGGCACCACCTCGACCGCCTGCGCCACCGGGGCCGCGGCCAGTGACCATGTTCCTGGGCATCACCATCGGGTTGTAGGTGGTGCTGCCAGGGGTGCGCCAAGAACCAGAGTCATCCCTCCCGCTGCGGGCTGGCGTGGTGGTGGTGCTGTAGCCGGCGTAGGCCGTGCCCTGTCCCATCCGCAAACCCTGCAGACCCTTCAGTGCATCGAGCGCCTGGTAGACACCGGCCTGGTTGCCACGGATGACAGGAGCGCCAGTGCCGGAGTAGCCGGTGGTCTGGAAGTTGGGGCCGAGGTTACCAGCGTTGAAGTTGTTGACGAGGTTGCTGCCAAGGGTGACGCCCTTGCCAATGGCCTTGGCCATCACCTCAGCAACAGACTTGCCGGTGTTCTCGGCGATCTTGGCGGCTTCGTTCTTGCTGAGGTTGGCGCCAGCTGCCTTGACGGCCGAGCCAAGGCTTGAGCTACTGCTTTTGCTGGAAGACCCTGAAGACCCGCTGCTGCTCTTGCTGCTGCTGGAGCTACTGGAGTTGCCCTTGCTGCTGCTAGAGCCGCCTCCTTTGCTTCCGCCCTTAGCCATTGGTCAACCCCCGAAGAAAGCGAATGACTGATCTCTGTCCAGAAGCGTACCTAATCTGATCAACTGAATCATTCAGCTCAGGTGTACGTTCGGGGAACAGTTGATCCAGTGCATCCATTGCTTCATCACTGAGGCCTTGCGCAATGATGCGCTTCAGTGCGTCGGGGGATTCCATAGGTTGACCTTGTGTGTGTCGAAGTTGTATTCACCCGCACGCAACACACGCACTAATCGCGCCTGCTGCGTGGCATACGCGGATGCGTTGACCACTTTCCCTTTCTTCTCATAAGTCCGAACAATCTCTTCCCAGCAATCCACAGGTTTGTCGAGGTCGAATGATTCGACGATGCGCTTGGCATTGACGGGGCCGATGCCTGGGCAGCCCGGTACTCCATCGGTCGCATCACCTGTAAGGTATTGCTCATAAGTGAATCGCTCGGCTTGCTCATGTGTCTGCTCTGTCGTTTCCTGATCCAACCATACGTGTAGCCCTGGTATCTGCATCAGGTCTTTGTCGCCTGATGCAATCACCACCTCATCGCCAGCATCCATCGTGGCAAAGATCCCCAGCAGATCATCCGCCTCGATCTGGTTGAACATGAATGCCGTGCTCTCGGCCATCAGCTCTGACCGCAGCTGCTTGTACCCGATCGGCTTCGGCGTGCCCTTCCGCTTGGCCTTGTACTCCGGGAACAGCTCACGCCGGAAGGCGCTGGCATCCGTGAAGCAATGCCAGACATCCCCGTAGTTGCAACCGAACTGGTCGCACCACAGCTCCACCTGTTGCCAGTACATCTCCCGCGCAGCAGGCAGCTCGCTGTGCCGGGTCCACACGTCATCGGCCAGCTGGATCTCAACCTCGTTGGCCGCGGCTGCCTTGAACAGCAGCATGTCTGCATCGAGCAGGATCCTCATGGCGTCACCACCGTGGGAATCGAGCCGTTGCCACGGCCCGTCCACTTGACGTTGACGATCTGCTCCAGCGGTTGCGCCGTGTAGAAGCGGTGGCCGCAGCACTCGCAGTGCCGACGCCTGACCAGGCTGGCCATCCGGCTGTCTCGTTTGGTCATGACCACCTGGGTGATCAGCGTCCCGCACTCGGGACACTTGGGTGAAAGTGCGTTCAGTCCCATCAGTTGGTTGGTAGCAGTTCGATGTAGTCCCAGATCGGATCTTCAATGTCGATACCTTGATCCAATAGCCACATGGCCATGTCACTAGCGTCGTAGAAGGTGGCCGATTTACCCTTGGCTCCAGCGATGTAGAGATCAGGGAAGCCTTGTCGCTCAATCACTTGCACTGTTGCTGTGTCACTCAACCAGTGACCTTCACTCATATAGGTTCTCATTGATCCGTTCGGCGACACCACGTATTGCGGCGGCACACAAGATGGCGCCTTGACCTTCTGCATGTTCTGCCCATCGCTGGATGTCTCCGACGACAACCGCGAGAGCAGATGCCATCCGCGCTTTGTCAGACAATGTGTAAGACGAATCAAGAAACCAGTAAGCATCACTACACCTCTGGACTAATGACAGCCCTTCTGATTTCGTCTCGGATGTTTGCTGCTGCTGCTGCGTATCCGTTCCAGAAGCCAGTGGCATAGCTGTAGGGGAAGGTGTCGGGGGTGCGATGTTGTTGTGCATCATTGAACTTGCGTACTCCAAAGTCGTAGTGACGGTTCAGGACGCTGCCTGAGATCCGGTAGTCCGCGGCCGGATCGAGATCCGTACCGGCTTGGTATCGACGAGGCTGATCACCGCTGTCGGATACTTCAACTGGGCGTAGCTCTTGGCTGCCTGCTTGCTCGGTGCCTTGATCAGTTCCTTCATCGGACGGGCATCCGGGAACTTCACACTGATGTGCCATAGCGGGTGCTTGGGATCGTCGGAGTAGGTGACACCTCGGTTGGCGGGATTGGGTGCGCCATCCGATGGATTGTCAATGCGCAATTTCATGGAACCTGCAACTGGGTAGGTAGTGCAGCTTGGACATCAGGCCAAGCTCACCCTTGACACGGTTCTTCTTCAACCAGGCGTAGGTTGTGTTGGCTTCAACCTTATCTTCCGACCTAGGATTGCGAACCAACATAACCACCATGTCTGGTATTTGTGCTAGGGAATGAGATCCTCGTAGTTCGGCGAGCGTTGGTTCGCCG